ATATTGGTTTGGGCGTATACGTCCGTAAAAAAACTGATTGAATAATCCTCGGAGAGGTCCAACTTGTTTGACCAATCCAACGCCTTGGGGAGGTTTTGGATAATCTTGCCAAACTGAAAAATCCGGACCGTATTGCTCAAAGGGATTTGCTCAAAAATAAGTCCGTATTGATTGGCGATTGTCAACAAAAAATTGGTTTGACTTATATCCGGCAAGGTTGACCCAAGAGTTATCCAATTAAAAACTTGGTCAATCTGCAAGTCTCCCTCGTCGGAGCCGGTCGCAATATAGTCGATAATTTCAAACTCGCAAAGGTTAACGTCTCCGGATACAAGTCCGGACCCAAATAAAAAATACTTGAGATTTAACTCCGTCCGGCCAACGTGTCGAGTAAACGTATCCTCAAAAGTAACGACTTGAAAAGGAGTCAATAATTGGCTAAAAAATATCTCTTGTTGAGCGTTTCCGTCTCCGTCTGTATACCAAATAGAAAAGTTGAAAACTCGGTTAAATCCAAAAGGATTAGCAACTCGGACCTTTAATCGAAAGGTCAAAAAACAATTGTCCAAGATTGTTAATATACCGGTCGACGTCCGGATATTATAACAATTGGATTGGATTGTATTTTGGAGATAAACGTCGTGGACGCTAAAAACGGGCAAATAAGGAGTTGAGATTGGACCGTCCCAATAACCGGAGTCCCTCAAATTATAAACTTTGTCCCTTTTAAACTCGGAGCAAAAAGGGATTATTTGCTTGGCAAAGAGAGGGTCGTTGTCAAACCAATCCGAGTCAATCGCCAATCCGACGTTGTCAAAAATCTGCTTAAATAAGTATTTGCAATAAACGGCCGGATATAATTTAAACCAATCCGCCGTATACGGAGGACCGGCGATTGGCTCAAAAAACAAACCTCCATAGTCAATATTTGGGTAAAGAAAAACGTCGGGCCAATTGTTTGATCTGTTGGCCGTAACGTTTGGATAATTCCAAAGGTGAGTATACTCGCAACCTTGGAGAGCGACTTGGAGACTCTTGTCCGCAATCAACTCAAACCAATTGGCGTTGGAGCCTAGGACCCTAACCTCATACTCCGACGGGGTCGCCGTCAAGATTTGAGCAATACCCTCAACTTGGAGTATCCCGTCAACGTAAATAAGACAAGGTAATTTTAAATAAGGGAGGTCCGAGACGCTCAAGACGTTGTTGGTAAACCCGAGGATAATATTGTTTTTTTTGGTTGCCGGTATTTTAAACGAGTTGGAGTAAGTCCCTTGTCTCGACTCAATCTCAAATAAATTATTGACGGCGTATGAGACAACAATCTCCTCGTCGTTAAACAACTCAATCAACTCGTTATTTATAAAAATATCGGTCATACTTTTTTTATTGCGTTTGGATTAATTTCTCGGCGGAGTATTGGACTTTAATATCGTAGGTCGTTAACCCGTCCCCGTCTGTATACAAATCAAAATCCTTGTCCTCGATAAGTATTGGGATAAAACCTCCGGTCCACTTGATAAAGGCTTGGATTGAGTATTTTAATCCCTTAACAAAATTGATATGAGAGACCGGTATCTCTCCGGACAATACTTGGATTGAGTCAAAGACTCCGTCAATTTTAAAATAGTTGACCAAATTGTCCGCCGTTTTATAAGTCCGTTTGTCTGCAATCTTGACGCCGTACGTTTTGCGACCTTTAAAACAATATGAGGACCAACCTCCAGCTCGGTTAAGCCAAACAATATTAATATCTTGAGGAGTGCAAAAATCGTACTCGTCAAGACAAGAGTTAAAAACAAACTTGACCAAGTAAACGTTTGACAAAGGATTTATGGTTGTCTCAAATAAAACATAAAACTCTCCAACAACGGGGACCGTTGCGACGGCGTATCCACTAAACGCCAAAAATAACCAATCCGGATAATAGTTGCCCGACAATACCCAACTCCCAATCGGAGGAGGAGGCAAGGATTGGGGAGCCAATCCGTCCGATAGGCAAAGAGTATGAATAATTGACGGATTAACAACGGCAACCGTCAATTGTATTGTATCAATTAAAACGTCGAGAGAATTGTAAACGTCGTAAACAAAAACTCCGGCCGTCTCCGGTCTGTCAACCTCAAACGTATAGTCAACCCCATTAAACCAAAGGGAGACGTTGTCGGGACCAACCAAGTAAAGTCCGACCGTTGGGTCCGGATAATTATATTGATAATATTGATATTGATTAATTGAGTACGGAGTCATAATTTTTTTAATTTAGTTTACAACAAAGGTCTCCTCGATTTGCATTTGACCAATACCGCCGGACCCCTCGGGGCAAACGATATAATTAAAGGCTTGGCCGTTTATAATCTTGGTTAAGGTATTGCAACAATTGGCCGCAAAAATTGGGTCGTACTCTGCAATGTATTTGTTTTGGGAGATAAGTGATTGGAGTATTGAATGAGGGACCGAGGCGTTGAGTCCGTAATATATTTGAGAGAGATAACTCCAACCCGTAAACGTATTAATGTTTAAAAATATGGAGTCGAGTAAATCTTTAAACTCTCCGAGGGCGACGTAATTTATCCGAAAATAGGTAAACATACTCAAATCAAATCCGGCAACCGGCGGCGATATCTGCAAGGCGTTTTTTAATACGCTCCCAATATCGACAAACGCCGTCCCGTCAAATTTATGAAAGGCCCGTATTATTATTGAGTTAGTTTGAGACGGATATCCGTAAAGTATCTCATACCCAAAAGGGACAACTTGATAAAAAGATCTAACAATCGCCGGAGCAATTGGGTCCGGACCGATATAATCGGAGTCCGTAAATATCTCCTCCGTCAAAGAGTCGTATTTTATAACGGTATGATAACCGGCATAAGGACCCGAGTCAACCCAAAATTGTTTTGAGAACGTTGCAAACGGATAAATGATAAAATTTGCCCGAGTAAATACGACCTTGCCGTTGCCGTCGTCGTTGGCTGCAATGTATCCTTGAGGATAAAACGGTTGGTCCGCTCCAAATAATATCGGCCTATGAATTGAGTACCAAGTTTGGTCCGCCGGAGATAGTGTTGTCATACTTCAAAATTTAAGTCCTCGAGATTGCTCTCCTTTAATATTTTTGTTGTCGTCTCTTGGATATATCTCTCCCCGAGTCCGTTTTGTAAATCCTCCAACAACTTGTCCAACGGGATATCCTCCAAGACTCCGGACGGTTGTCCTTTCCATTGTTGATAAATACTCGACCCGTTTTTGTTGATTGCGTTGACAACGGCCCAAGGACTCAATTGAGTAAGTCCCTTATCAATCAACCATTGCTTAATGTTTGCAATCGGAGGTTTACTCCTTGGCGAGTTTTGTTTGTTACGTCCGTAAATTATAAAATAAAGATAATCATTTGCAAGTATATTGAGAGTATTTGAGGCGATTGTAAACTCTCCCGAGTTGGCGAGATTGCCCGAGGCGTTGGCAACGGACGAAAATCCGGCCGTCGTTGGGGTCGACCTTTGTATTGCCTTTGTCTCAATTGCCTTTTTAAACTCTGCAATGTAACTCTCGGCAAACTCTGTTAATAGTTGTTTTTCAAATATCGAAATCGCCATATTTTTAAGGTTGAATAGGTATAAAAAAAGTATGCAAATCGCTTTCGCAACCGTTTGAGTCCTTTATCTTTAAATAAAATATGTAATCTTGAATATTTGTCGGAGTCCCCGAAATTCCTAACGAGTAACCTCCGAGACCGTCGTCGTAAATAAACAAGGCCAAACCGTCGGGAACGGTCCCCGAAAAATCAACTATCTCAAAAGGAGGAGAATAAACTCCGTCGCTCAATATAGGTGCATAAGATAACGCCTTTTGATTAAAATAAAATTTGTCAGGAAAATTATCGACGGTTATAATCGGACAATCCGGAGGCGGAGGAATAATCGGACAATCTATTTTTGAGGATACCGTAAACGAGAGACCGTATCCGGACGCCGTTGCGGCGAGTTGTCTATACTCGGGCGTTTTTAATACATTGCTCAAGGAGACGTTGACGTCAAAGTTGAGAGCAAATAAAAAAGTATTTGATAAATCGTCCATTGCTGCAATAATTGCCTCCCTCTCCTCGTTGGTCGTCTCCGGTCTGTCTTGGTCCCAAAACATTAGGATAAGATTGTGGCGGACGTTGTCTTGTTGGAGGTCATACTCGGAGCGGACCGGATATAAATGGATTTGAGGGAAAGTTTTATCATACTCAAGGGACCCGTCCGTCCGTCGGGCGTGAACAAACAAGCCGGTCGGATTGACAAGGTTTGCCGTATTTCTTATAATATCAACGAGGTTTTGATAATTCATTTTGTCGTTTGTATATCTCGGTTAATTTACTTTCATACTCTCTCCGGTCCTTTTCAATTGATAGGGTCATAAATATAGTATCTGCCTCCGTTGCAAGTAAAGTCTCATACTTTGTAACGTCTCCCTTACTCAACGAGTAAAGGGTTTTGAAAAATCCGTATTTTTCAAAGACTCCAACTCCGGCCTCCTCCTCCTCGTCTGTATATTTGCCCTCTGTTAATTGTTTAAAACGCTCATAAAATCGAGATATTTGCTCAAAAAAAAATTGACCAATCCGATTGTCTCAAGGATTGACTTTTGATTTATATCTTGTCCCGTATAGGTTTTGACAATTGAGGCTCCGGCGTTGATTGTATCTTTGCCGTCAAGTTTTGCAATCGCTTGTTTTGCCTCCTCAAGTTTGCTCCAGGGATAATGACCAATATACCAACCGTCGTACTCGCTCGGGACAACGTTTGCCTTTATTATATCCTCGTAGTCATACGAGAACGCAATCGCCGGTATGAGTCCAATAATATCGTCGGCCGGTAAGTCATTAATGAGATTATAATCAACTCCAACCAATATCGCAATCCGTCTCTCGATTGAGCCGTTGTCGTCGTTAACGAGTTGGACGTATTTGTCAAAACTAACCTCGGACCAATCCGTCGGGACTTGTTTGATCTCTCGTTTTTTGTTCGTTATAACCGTAAAAGTTAACATTGTGCCAAATATAAACGATTGGTTGTTTACTTATCAAGGTAAGGACTAAAAAAAATCTCCCCAATAAAGGAGAGATTTTTTGGATATGTGGACCAATCAAAACTTGAGTCCTCAAAAGTAAATATTTTTTTTTGTCTGTATAAGTTAGGGCCTTAATATTTTGCGGCTCGAGTTTTAATCCTTGGAGCAATCTCAAAAAACATACGGAGAGCCAAGGCGTCCGACAAGTCGGGAGACCGTCCGAGGATATCCTTGACTTTATCCTTGGGGAGGATTGAGAGTTTTTTGTCTTGGTCAACGTTTTGTTGTTTGACTTGGTCCAACTCCTCAATTAATCGCTCCTTGTCCTCCGGACCAATGACCGGCCAAGAGATTTGATTTGTATTAATATAGTCGGCCAATTTAAAATACGCTTGACTCTTGAGGTTGGTATAATTTTCTCCGTTTAAGGCTCGGGAGTTTGCAACAAATCCCTTGCAACCGGATAAGAGGTCGACCGCTCCTCCTCCGACTCCGTCCTCGTCGAGTATGACTTGACTCATTGGGACCCTATACTCGGAGGCGAGTTTTTTAATTAGGTCGGCAACCTCAACAATTGAGGACTTTGCGAGGACCTTATACTCAACGATCTTTAAATTGTCCCAAACGAGGACGACGGTTTTGTCCTCACCAAAACGGGCGACGTCGCAACTGATATATCTCGAGCCGGTATCTTTAAAATTATTCGTAAATATATCGTTGATTGAGTCAAAGTTTATCAATCGAGTTGGGTCGTCGTCGTACTCCCAATTGCCAAACAAAAGTCTCTCCTTGCTTATTTTGTCCAACCGTTTAAGATTTTCGATATAATGTTTTGAGATATAAGGGTTGTCAGTTACAAGGGATTGGATAACCTTTCGATTGGCTCCGAGGGTCCCCTCCCTCCAAGGTTTATAAAATTGAGAGTAAGTCCAATTTTTTGAGGGGTTACAAGTATACAAGATTTTTGGGACAAGGTCAAACTCGTCCAACTTGTATCGTATCCTTGAGGAGAGTATACCTTTACATTTGTCAGTTATTTGATTGGCCTCGTCGACAAAGGCTCCGGTTATCTCCAAGGACCCCAACTCGTCAAAATTTGGGTCGCTCGGATAATTAAATAAATCCTTGAGGAGTATTTGGCTCCCGTTAAAAAACGAGATAAGGTTGGATTGATAATTTATTTTATAATGGAGGTTAACCTTGACGCCTTGGGCTTTAAAGACGTCGAGCAAAGTATTGAGAGTTGTCTCCTTTAAAGTCTTTAAAACGGCCCTCCCAATCAACCAACGAGTCTCCGGATACTTGAGAGCGGACGAGGCAATCCAAAGACAACCAAGGGTCGACTTGGCTCCTCCAGCTCCGCCGCCAAACAACAACTCGTTGGTCGTTTTATCCTCGAGGATATTAATTGCGGCCGTCTGTTTTTGGGTCAATCTCATTGTTGTCCGTATATCGCTCCTCGACCCAAGTTATCCCAATTTTTGAGACGTCAATCTCTTGACGCTCGGCATATTTGAGGACGGCCTTTGCCATAAATATAATGACCGCCGTATCGTTGTCGTTGAGTTTTTGGTTGAGTTTTTCTCGGATAAGGTCCTTGAGTCTCTCTTGATAATCCTCGGCCTCGTAGGCCAATTTAAACTCGGGGTCCTTGTCAATCCAATCGTAATGAGTTTGTCTTGATATCCCGACCTCGTCCGTTGCCTTGGTTATATTGCCAAGGTGCAACTTGAGGGCCTCGAGATAAGCTTGTTTTTTTGAGTCCATTGTTTATAAAGTTTTTGGTTGAGTCAAATCTTTAAATCTCTCCTTGTTCAAAGATAAGGATAAAAGTTTGAGGACAAACTCCTCGGAGACTCCGCCGGTCTGTTTAATCTCCTCCTCGATTTTTATAAACGAGGGGAGTCCGTTTGAGTTTACCAAATAAACGCAATATCCAACGACGCAAATAAAGGACTTGATTTGTTGGTTGTCAGTAACCAAATAAAACCCGTCGCCTTGATACGTTGAGTTGATATACAACTTGTCGGGAGAGTCAATCGACAACTCCTTTATCTCAATAACCGCTCTCATATTAGTTGATATTTTTGGGGTCCTTGTTGTCCTCGATTATTTGAGCAACTTGGTCCTCGGTTTGATTGTCCATTTGTTTGATCTCGGACTCGAGTTTGACCAATCCGGCCGCCTTGAGTTTTTCAATCCTTGCAACGACGAGTTGACGTTGAGCGGAGGAGAGTTTTGAGTTGCCGTCAAGTATCTCGTTATAATCTCGGACGAGGTCGGTCAAGAGGACGGTCTCTTGTTTTTGTTGGTAAGGTATCCGAGGACGTTTTGGTTTTTTTAGGCTCATTTTTGTAAGTTTTAGTAAGTTATTTATTAACAATTGATTTATTTTTTATAAAGGTTGTCCATTGGTCGGCCATTGCCTCGGCAACTTTTGGATAAAACCTCGCTCTCTCTTTGGCTCCGTCTTTGCTCGACCCGTCGATTGCCTCCGTCTTGTATCTTGGTTTGCCGGACTTGTCAACATAAACGGGAGCCGGTTCGTCGGAGTGAGTCCTTGACTCAAATAAAGTATCCGTCTTGGAGTGCAACAAGGGAGGCAATCCCTTGAGCCAAAGACAAGTCAATTTTTTGTCCTCGTCTCCAAAAAAATAAGGGTGCAAATATTGAGTCGGTTTGAGATTTCTCATTGGATACCCTCGAGGGTTTTCAATACAAATATAGGGGACCGGAGCCTCCCAAAACTTGAGAAAAAAATCGAGGGCCTTGGTCCTTTGTTTTATCCGGTCGATTGCTGCTTGGCCGTATTTATCAATATTAAAGTATCTGTTACCGGCGTACGATAAAAATTGACAAGGAGGGTGAGCAATAAGGAGGTCCCAATTTTGGTCGAGCAACTCCAGGGCGTCGCCTTGATAATGGTTGCCGGATTGCTCGGAGGCGATTAAATCGCAACTCCAAGCCTCCCAACCTTTACGCTCAAACGCCGTCCGGACAATACCCGAAAACTCACAAGCAACGAGGACCCTCATTTGTTTTTAAGTTTTATGTCATATCCAAGTTTAACCAACTCCTCCTCCAACTCCTCCCGACGTTTTATTTGGGCGTTGAGTTTGGCCTCAATAATTTTTTGCTCCTCCCTCAATTTTTTGGTCCGATAAATTACAAAACATTGCAACAAGGCAACGAGTCCAAAAATAACAATCAAAATGATATAAAGTATCTCTCTCATATTAAGGGTTGATTTTAAGTTGATAATCCTCTTGAGTTAACGGCTCGGTCCCGACCGGCTCTCCCTCAAAATAAAAAGTCTTTGTCTTGGTTGCAAAGTCGAGGACGACGTCGCAACTCTTAAACAAATACTCGTATCCGTTGTTGATATGAGAGGAGAGGAGGTTTTGATCTGCAATTTTTGACTCAATCTTTGCCTTGTAGTCTGCAATAATTGTCTTTTTTTCTCCCTCAAGTCTCTGCTTGTCGGAGCAAACTCGGGCCAATTGATTTGATTTGTCTCTCAACTCGGCCTCCGAAAAAACGTATTTGAATTGATACGTTTGTTTGTCGTTGATTTGTTCGTTTGATTGTTCGTCCATTGTATATTTATTTAATTGTTTACTTGTTTAAGGACGAGGATAAAATCTCAAGGCAAAGGTCCGGCGGCAATTTGCTCCGGTCATAACTCCCTTGTCGTCCTTGGGTCCCCGTCCGACTCCCTCGAGGGGCCGGTTGATGTTTGCAATTTTTATTTGATTTATAGCATTTTGACCGAGGTCTCCAACCCTTTGGATTGTAAATTGAGACGAGGTTGTTGGTCCAAATATCGGTAGACTTAAAACGGTCGTCCCCGTATTTGCAATAATTGACCGTTGCTCGGTCAAACTCTCCTCGGACAATTGGCAATTTGCGGAGTTTGCCGGTTGGATTTTCGACAAACCAAATCAAGTCCGGATTGATATCCAAAAAAAAGTTGATTATCTGTAAAGTCTTGGCGACTATCTCAACGCCTTTGATTGCGTTTGCCGACTTTGGGGAGTTGTCTTTGTTCCAATGATAACCGATTGAGGCAACGCTAAAAAAAGTACAAGGCGGAGAGGCCCAAATTATATCCGGAGTAAACGGGACCAAGGTTGGGTCAAAGTCTAAAATATCAACCGAGTAATTAATCCCGTCAAAGTTTTGGATATCCGAGGAGTAAACCTCAAATCCGAGACTCTCGGCAACTTTACCAATTGAGCGACTACCGGCGAATAATTCGAGGACCCTCATAAATCAAGATACAAATATCGTAAATAGTTAATATCAAGGAGGTCCTTTTGTTGGATTGTCCAAGTATCGGTTGGTAAAATAAAACTTGTCCCGTCGCTCCTCGTCTGTTTATCTCCGGCCTTGAAAAAAGACGCCAATCTCAAAAAATGAGACTTATCAATCCAACCGCAAAGTTGGAGTTTTTGGGTCGTCTTATTGATTGATGCAAAGATATAACCGTCGACCGGATATTTGATTTGGAGGTCTGTTAAATTGTGGACGTAAAAGTCCAAAACGTCTCCAGCTCTCAACATTGTTTTGACGTCAAAAGTCTTGCCTCGATATTTAAAGTCAAACCCTCCGTCAAATCCTTTTTTAAACTTGTACTCGTCTCCGGTCAATACCTCGTAGACAATAACCTCTCCAAGGAGTCCGGTAAACTGATTGTCAAAGGAGCCGTCAAATTTGCCTCGTTGTCCGATATTGGTCTCCCGTAAAAATTTGGCGACCTCCTCCTTTTTATGGTTTGGGATTGATATAAATATTGGATTGCTCAACGGTTGCCGTTTTGGATTTGTCTTAAAAAAATAACAAAGTCTTGTATCTCCTCCTTGTTGGCCTTAAAATAATTTAAAAAGGCGTTGAGTATTTGAGTCTTTATCTCCGGTATTTGTATCAAGGTAAAAATGAGGGCCGTAATTGTATCCTCGTCCGCCTTGATATGTTTTAATGTATTTTTAATTGAAAAATCCTCCGTTTGCATTGTAATATAAAGGACGGCGTTTTGTTCGTCTTTTGTAAAGTCCTTGACTAAATTTATAACGTCAAGGTCAAATTTGTTGCGTTGCTCTTGGTCCATTATTTTGATATTTTGATTGTTGCTAATTTCTTACAAAGGTCCTCATACTCTTGTTGAGAGATAGTCGCCGCCTCGAGTCCATACTCAATAAATAACTCAAAGGGATACGATGATTTGCTTTTGATCTCTCGGACAATCTCCGCCGAGATTTTGTCGGGGTCCCCGAGGTTTACCAAATATTTAAACCAAGCCGTTGTCTTTATCATTTTGATTTTATAAATCGTTTGACTACTTTTTTTGCGTCTGTTTTGCCAAAGTCCAACTCGTATATCTCCGCCGCCTTTTGCGTCGAAAAATAATATTTTTCGAGATAGTGGACCGTTGATTGGTCAATTGATAGGACCTTGACGTTGACAATATCTCGGTCTCGATAAACCTTGACTTGATAATCTCCGTCCTTGTCGTTTAATACGGTTATCATTGTCATATCTGTTTTGATTTTGCCAAGGTTGATATTTTATTTTGATAGTCCAAAAAGTCGGGAGAGTCCGGCGGAGAAGATAAAATCTTTGAGTAATAAGGGAGGACCTCCGGCAATCCCTGAAAAAAAGGACTCCCTCCCTCCCTCCGGTCCTTGTAATTTTCGGCAACCCCGAGGTTGACAAATTGGGTCATTTCGCTCAATCTGCTAAAACAATGGTCCCCGTATCTCTCTCGTAAATCTTGACGAGAATAATTTGAGGTAAAAAAGGAGCGATAACCTTGTTTTTTATACAACTCGTATCTCTTTAAAATTACTCTTTGCATAACGTCGCAATCCGAGCCGTAAAATTTGGCCGGATTTTTTTCTCGACCCAACTCGTCAAAGATTAAATTTTTTGTTGATTGGAGTCCGATTGCGTCGTCTCCGATTTTTTCATATTGACCGACAACCTCGTCAACCGTTTTAAAATTGAGCCTCTCGGGGTGAAAAGGAGGCCGGTAAATTTTGGACAAAGTCTCCAGGGCCAAGGTTTTACCGGAGCCGGTCCGGCCGCAAATAATCAACCCTTTTGGGGAGTTGTCCATTATATCAATAATTAATTTGAGGGCCTCTCGATTTTCGTCGTCGACGATAAATTGATTGTCAGTTATTAAATTGACGTATCTCCAAAATCTCTCCTTGAGAGGTTGGTCCATTGTTATCTCTTTGCTCATTGTTTTGATTTATATCCGTTAACAAAAATAAGTAAATAATTAATCCGATAAGTATGAGTTGACAAGTTAAGAGGATTGTTAATAAATCCTTTTGTCTCTCGGATAAATTAATCCTCCTCCTCATTGTCCTCGATAAAATCGCAATGCTCTCCGCAATCCGGACAAATCCCAAAGTCCGTCGAGTCGCAATCGCCGTTTGATATTGGCAAGGCTCCGCAACAATTTGAGCGGACCTCAAAGTTTTGATCTTGAGGAGCGGACCCCTCTTTTTTTTCGTCTGTATTCATTTAGTCAAATTTTGTGGACCCGTTGAGTCCGAGTTTATTATTTGGTTTATTGTCAATATTGTTTTGCTCCCAAGTCCGGACGGCGGACCTCCAATCTCTCATTGGATTTTTACCAACCCTCCAACCGTTTGACTCGTAAAAGTTGACAAACCTCTCGGGGTTGACTTTGTTTTTTCTCTCCTTGCAATAATCCGAGACTTGGAGGACGGTTGGTTTGATAAATTTTTTTGAGGCTGCAATCGGAGGGTCCAAAAAATTAACTTTAATATTTGATTGATTGATTGCTCCGTCTTTATCTACTTCTTTATCTTTATCTACTTCTTTATCTTTATGGTTAACCTTTGCTTGTATTTTGCTCAACGTTTGCTTAACGTTTGCTTGTCCTCCTCGTCGTCCGGCCTCGCTCCGTTTATGAGATAGGGCAAGGAGTTCGTCTCTTTGCTCGTCTAAAAAAGGGATTGATACGGCTCCGGCTCGGTCAAAAATAAATCCTTTGTCGATAAGGGCTTTGACCTTTGATTTGTGGACCTTTCGTTGTAGTTTGTCAATCGTTAGGTCGCAATTGTTGAGCCAATATATCGCCGTTATCCTTATAAATACTCCTTGAATATTGTCCGGCTCGTCGGAGATATCTCCGGTCAACCAAACGCTCGGGTCAAATTTAAACCAAGGCAAATCTTTACTCATACGTTTTGATTTATTTATTAAAATACCGTATCCGGCCGAGACTGATTAATCTCTTTTTTTATTTGTCCGCCTTTGCTTTGACGTTTGTTATATCGGTCCCCTCTCAAGTCAATCCGCTCCTCTTGGATTTTGCGTCTCAACCTTGTTATGTAGTCAACCGTTGGGAGTTTACCCTCGGAGTATAATCGGAGGAGGACCGAGGCCGCTATCTCGTTTGGATTATATCCAAGGTATTTGATAAATTTATACAATGTATTGGAGACGAGTCTCTCGTCGTCGTCTCTCAAGGTTGGGACCTCTGTCAACAACGACTCAATTATTTGGGCCGTTGTTGATTTGTCCTTTTGGATTTGCTTATTGCTCGAGATTGGCATTTGGCTCCTCGTTTGTTGGTTGAGTCAAAAACTCGTCTGCAATTTTATTAATTGCCTCCTCAATTGTATCTGCATAGTTGCCAAAAATTTTGAGAGAGCCGGAGCGAAAAAACTCGGGGCGATTTTTATCCGCTCGGGCCAAATGAAAGGACCAACTCATTTGATACGATTTTGTTTTTTTGTCAAACTTTTGGTCGACGTGATAATTAAACCAAGTCGGGACCAACTCCAAATCGTCGATATAACGTTTTGATAATTTGGTTTTGATCTCCTCAAAATTTGCCTCGATAAAATCGACAACAAAATTGATTTTTAACGGCTCCGGAGTCAACTCGACGGAGGATTTAAACGGGATTTTGTTTTGCTCTTGATTGTCCATTGTTATAAATTTAATTGATACAAAAATAATATATTTATTGAGTCCGGCGATTATCTTGTCCGATATTTTTCAACTGATTTGACAAGTCCGTTTGATTATATCGAGCCGACTCAAAAACGGGGTTGACTTGGTTTTGGATTAATTCGTTTTTAAGATTGTCAAACTCATTGGGATTAAGTCCGCTCCGGACCTTACTATCAAGGACGGACTTTGTATCGTCGTCAAAGGTTGAGTTATTAATCAACGTATAAAGATAATCCTCTTGTCCGTATGAGATTTTGTACTCCGAGTTGTCAATCTCAATCGCTTGGTTAATCAACTCAAACCGGTCCGTCTTTGGTAAGTATTTTGTCAGTCTTTTTAGGACGGATTTGCGACTCATTTCTCCAGGCCAAGCCAACCAAAATACAAACCTCTCGTCCAATTTGCCGTTGGTAAACGCAATATAAGTCTCCGACTTGTCTCGTATCTCGTCGAGTTCTGTTTTGTCCATAACCTCAACTTGGATACGTCCGTCGTAAAGGGTCGCAATTGCATAGGCAAAGACAATCTCTTTGGATTTATGTTTTGGCTTGTGGATTATATCCGGACGGGTCCCCAATTGATACTCAAACTCGTCTCCGTCGTATACGACGTTGGCCGTTATATTAAGGATTGAGCCGGTATCGGTTAAGAGTTTGACGAGTCCTTGGTATTGTGGCATAAGTACGGCCTCCCAACCAACGTCCTTGATATATTTGGGGACCAAGGCCGTCAATTTGTGGATTGGGTTTAATGATAAACCGCAAAGGGAGACGTTATAAACGGCCTTAACAATACTAATTTGAGAGCAATCTCTCAATTTTTGGGAGGCCGAGACGAGTTGGACGGCAAATCCAATCTCTCGGACGAGGTCCTCCGGTTTAATGATTTTTGATAGTTGGTCCTTGTATCCGGCAAGGCCCGACTCAATTGTTGACGTTTTGATTACTTCCATATTTGTATAATTAACGGGGTTTGTAAATTGTCCGAGAGGTCTCGGAGGTTGTTTATTGCTGCAAGTTTTTTGTCGATTTGGACAACGTGGTCCGCTCGTCTCGAGATAAGGTCAAAATAAACCAAGTGAGCAAAGTTTTTGTCTTTTTTGAGGATATCAATATCGTTGATAAATCCGAGTAAGGTCTCGACCTCAACCTCGAGTTGGAGTATCCTCCCCTCAATTGTTATGATTGTCTGCATATCCGTTGTAAATTTAGTTACTCCTCCATTAAAACCCAAACCTCTTGAGGTTTTTCTCTTAAAAAATCCTTGACCTCCTCGATAATGTACTCAAGTCCCTCCGAGTATGGATTGTAATTTTTTACTTGTTTATGGACCGGAGTTTGGCGACCAAAGTCCCAAAGGACCTCCTCGGCGTACTCCTCAACCTTTACGTCCTCCAAGGCAAACTCGAGAGTCCTCCAATTATAATCCTTAAAAACTTGGATTGCAAAACAATTGCCGGTCTCCGGATTATACTCAACGTCAACGTCAATCTCGGGGACAACAACTCCCTCAACTTGGACGTCGTAAATCTTAAAACTAAATGAGGTTAACATATTAATTGGAGTCTTTAAAGATTAGCAAGGACTTGATATCGGTCTCGTAATAATTGGCAAGGCTGCAAATTATATCGTATCTCAAAAGTTGGATATCCTTTTTTAAGGCCCAATTGCGTATTGATTGCTCGGACAATCCGGTCAATTGTGCAATCCTTGTCCTTAATACTTTTTTTGTGAGGGCCTCGTAAATATGAGGTTGCAACTCGGTCGGTTGTTTAAATTTGTTTGTCATATCGTTTTTATATTTATAATACAAATATAGTATTTTTATTTATAAAATTGAGCCAATAAATAATCAACTTGAGCGATTTGTTGAGGGGTCATTGTTGACTTGTTTTGCTCGTCAAGAGACAAGAGAGGCCAACCTTGAGCAACCATAAAATTGTAGGCTCTGCAATGCAAGTCCGACTCAATCTCCTCCTTGGTCAACCCCTCCTCAAAATTTGCAAACTCGTCCCAAAGTCTTTGCTCAAGGATATCAAGGTCCTCAAATTGTCCGGAGTAACAAGAGTTATTTATATCCAAGGCAAGGATTTTGTCCTCCTCGTTTATCTCAATCGAGTATCCGGTCAAATAAACATACGCCGAGGACTCATAAATCTCATATCCAAATTGAGTATCAATCTCCTCCTTGGTCATAACTCGACGAGAGTCGACAAAGTCGGCAAAGGTTGGAGATTTTTTTGCAACCCTTATTTTTAAAAATTCGATAAGGCCCTCAATATTTTTAAACATTGTATTAAAAAAATTGTCTTTATCAATCCTCTCGGCGGCGGACAAATATCCGACCCCAATTTGAATACTCAACTCCTCGTTTGGGATTGAGATAAAATTTATCAACTCTTTATCGGTTGACGGTATCAATATTGCATTTGGATAAATCGCTTGGACTTGGGTTAATACGTTGCTTGTTGTCATAACTATTTTATTTGTTTAAGTTTATATTGTTTTGATAAAGTATTGATTTTGCGTTTTGCTGCAAAGAGAGTTTTAAACCCGTAACTCATACCGGCAAAGGCAACGACAAACGGATAAGTAAGGGACGGATAAAATCCAAAGGAGGCAAATCTCAACTCGGGGTCCAAATCCTCGTCGAGGCTCTCAAAAATTAGGGCCTTGTTGTTTTTCAAGTCTTTGATTGTCATATTGTAATTTGTTTTATACATACTCAAACGACTATACAATAATATAGTTGCAAAATATCATATAAATCTATACAATAAGGATATAAACAATTGAGCCTCAACTCAATAAAATTATCGGTCGAGGCCCTCTTGTATACGGCTATTTTTAAAATTGATCTTAAACCTTATAAGACCAAACTCCCCAAGAGGAGTATCGAGGATTGAGATACCAATCGTCGACAAAATATTTTTTATTTGACCAACCGGCTTGGGATTGGACCGGACAAAACTTGCCGTTGACAATTTTATGACTTTGCCCGTTTATCTCCGGAGATATAACAACGATATGACCGGACCGACTTGTAATTTTCTGCTTGGCAACAATGACAACAACCTCTCCCTCGTTTGCTAATTTTTGGGCGTCCTCCAGGGTTTTAGGCTTGGACCAACCAAAGTCGTCCGAGTAAATTGCAAACCAATCAAACAAACTATTGGCGTTAAGTTCAAAGACGGTAACTCCGTACTTGGCTTGGACGTCCATTGTATTAAGGTCCTTGATTGCGTCTTGTCCCCACCAAACTCGAGGCAAGTACGCTCCGGCCAAATTGGCAACGTCAAAGGCGTAAATATTGCAATACGTCGAGACAACCTTGCCGTCGACCTCTTTGCGTTTATATCTTGGAGAGGACTCAACGTTTAAAAAATCAAAGATTTTGATAATCGACTCGGGAGTCCCGTCGCCTTTTGGTAGGTTTGGCATATTTAAGGGATACGCCTTGGACCCGTCAATCAAGTTAATCTCTTTGTTGCTTGTTAAAATTGCTTTTTTCATTTGCGTTTAAATTTAATTTTGAAACTCATACCAAACGAGACAACCGGCGGACCTCCCAAGGGAGCAAATCCGGCGGACAATTGATAAAGATACTCCCGTTTGTCTTGGAGGGTTATTTGTGGCCCGAGATAAATTTGATTTTTAAAGTCGGACCCGAGAGTCCCTCCAATATAAAACTTGACTCGATTGGGTTGGACGATGTTTGTAACGGTAACCGGAAACTTTAAACGATATCCGGTCCGTTGTTTTATTATCTTGTTGTTTGTAACCTCTGCAAAGTTGTAAACGTCAACCGAGTCGTTGGAGAGAGTATCTTGATAGTAACGAGTTGAGAGATAATCGACGGCAATACGTTTGCAATAATTGGAGTCCAAGTAAGGGATTTTGATTGTCTCGTTGGGGAGTTGAGTAAAAATATTTGTCGGAGTATAGATTGGATAAAAACGGTCGACCGTATCAAACTTGTATATCGTCTCGATTGTTGTTTGTTTTTCAATCTTGCCGTTGCCTCCGCAACTCTGCAAGTAAATAATATAAATAAAAAGGACCGCAATCCCAATCAAAAAGATTTTGTTATCCTTAAACATTGTCCGGATTAGATTTATCTCTATTCTCTTGGGCCTCTTTAATCTCCTCGTCCGACTTTTGGTTTTTCTTTGGGTTTAGCATTTTAAGTAAATCGCCAAACAACGAGGTCCCCGTTATCGCCTTGATATTTTCGTCCAATGATTTGATCTCAATAAAGGCAACCAATCCGGCGACCAACTTAACGGCCGGAAAGTCCTTGAAAAACAACAACGTCAAAACGTGAGCAACGATGACCCCGAGACCGTACGCAATAAACTTGGGGACCGTCTTAAACATTATTTTGCTCTCGATTTTTATACCTAATTTTTTGGCCTTTAAAATACCGGTTATAAAATCCGTCGCAACAAATATCCCGACGGCAATTAACCAAGGACTCAACGGCATAAAAAAGGAGACCAAATAGGTTGTCATTAAACCTAAAAAATTGAGTCCGATAATTTTCGCAAATATTAATTTTCTTAACGGCATTTTGTTTGTTGTTTTAAATTTAATCAATAACCTCTACAATATAACCTAACTCGGTTGTATAATACTCCGCAACGTCCGCCAATACAACCTCAATGGATTGACTTTGGCCCTTTGTCAAAATAATATAAAGGTTGGCCGTTGGCACGTCTGTATAAATCAATTTTTTGGCCTCATACATTTTACTCGAGGCGTATGGATAAAGAGCAACCTCGCAACCAACTCCGTCGGCCTTTGCCAAAAACTCAATCCTTACATAAATCTCGGGGACCTCGATATCCGTCCCGTCTAATTTGATTTTATTGTCTCCGTTTTGTTTAATAAGTAAACCCATTGTTGTATATTTTTAAAATTTATATCCCTTGGATAGCAAACCAAGTATTGATTGAGGCAATCCACTTGAACGCAAAACCGTCTCCGGCCTTTGTATTGCCAAAGTTAAAACTTTGTATTAAGGTTTGTCCGGCATTTGCAACGACGGTCAAATTTGTTACAACGGTCCCCGACCCAATTGTCCCTCCAAAAATTATATTAATCTCTTGGCCGTTTTTTATACCGGCCGTTGCCGGTAAAGTTATTGTCAAGGCTGCAAGGAGGGCCGAGTTAACGTGCAAAGTCCGGACGTTGCCGTTTATTGTTACCGTTGCTCCGGCGATATGAGTTTGGATTGCGTCAAAACTTGTCGAGCCGGACCCAATCAAGGAGTTATCTCCAAGGATTTGAAATTTGTCCGCCGTATTTGTCGAGTTGCGGACTCTTAAATCCTTAACCGACGAGAGATTTGACTCCGAAAATATATCCAAGGTCGCTCCGTTGAGTATATTGTTACCAACGCTCAATCGCTTCTCTTGACTTAATCTCAACCCCTCGGTTGCCGGAGTCAAGGCGGAGTCGTTTGTTACAAGTACACTAAAACGAGTCCCTTGTCCGGCGGTTTGTTGAGCAAAGGCAAAGGCTCCAACCCTTACTCCAGCTCCATTGATTGCATTTTGTGCAAACCACGTCGTATTTGAGTTAATAACTCCGGCCGCTCGTTGATAGGTAAACGTTAACGGGGCGGGGTCAACGTTGCCCGTACTGCTAAAACAATGGACTCGGGTCAAGGGGTTATTGATACTCATACCGACCCGTTTGTTTGTATAGTCATAATTAAAGTCGTTGTCTTGAGAGACCGTCGACCCTTGTTGAAAAAATATGTTTTTATCCGCTCCGCCAAATACAAGAGTCGACCCAATGGTCAAACCGAGCAACGAGGCGAGGTCCAATTTATTGACCTTTGAGTCGATAAGATTAAAAAATTGTTGTTGATTTGGAAAGTCTCCCGTCTCAAACCATTGCTTCAATTGTAAGTCTGTAAATACCGGCATATCAATATTTTAATTTAAAGGTCGTATCTTAAAAACTTGGTGAGTTGATTGTTTATAAACGTCGCAATCAATTGTATAATTTACGCCGTCAAAGGTCCAATTAACCTCGCAAAGATAATTTTTAAATCTATTCTCCCAAATTTGGCTCTTTATCTTCATATCGGATATGAGGGCGGCCCGACTCTCGTCGGATACGGGGTCGCTTGTATCCTCTCTCATATCTCGGAGACCGTATTGAGTAACGTTGCGACCGGCCCAAAGTAAAAAACGGCGATAAGTTGAAAAAACCAAATAAGGTCTCAAATACTTATTTTGAAAGGTCCCCAACTCATTAAGAGACCAATCCAAGGGATTTGTATCCGGAGCCAACCCAACGTTGTTGACAATGGCCTTATAAACGGTTTTATTGTATACAACAAATTGACCGATTAAATAGTTGGTTGAGATATCCCAAGCAACCAATCCGCCGTCAAAGTCTGCAATTAACTTGTCAATCATTTGGTCCCCAATCGTCGGCCTCAAATCGTACTCTTGGGCGTCCTCAATATGAGGGTTGATAATACGGTCCTCAATATTTAAAGTAAATTGAGAGAGGTCCTTGATATTTTGTTTTGTTATTAACATATTAAACGGCCGGTTGAGTTGTTGTTGGTTTTGGTTGTCCCGTTACTAACAAAAACGAGTCCTCCTCGGAGAGTCCAAAGAGTTTGACAACGACTTGGATTTTTTGATCTTGGCTCAATAAAGGGTCGGATAAAATCCCAACCAAGGATTGAGTCCCTCCGACTCCTAATTTTTCTGCAAGAGTAACCTCGGAGGATTGACCCTCGCTCGAGGCCGGAGGATATCCTCCCAAGGCCCGTATCTCGTCCGTTGATAACTTGGAGATAACCTCGCTCGGGATATAATCAATAAGACTCAACGATTGGATTGTCCAATCCGGCGTCGGATAAATTAAAGTAAAGGCTCCCGAGATTTGTATTTGGTCGGGGAGTATTGAATTATTTAATATTTTGATTGCGTTTGCAATTGCTTGTTGATTGCCAAGGATTGCGGCGTCTGTTAATCCAACCAAAGACGGAGGACAACCAAACAACCGGCAAACTTTACGAGCAACTCGGTCCGTTGCCTTATCAACCCCGTCCAATTGCTCGGCCAAAGGATAAGAATAAATTGAAGGGAGGCCCTCCTTTGTTGACGCCTCCAAATGTAACATAGTCGCCGCCTCGTCTCCCGTAAATGATAACAAGTTTGAGCGAAAATTGTCCAACTCTGTATTGCCTCGCTCGTCTTTATTCTTATCGTCCAACTCTCCAACCGTTGAGATAACAACCGTCGGCCTAAAACCTTTGACAATATTGCGAAACTCTAAATTTGTAAGGGACCCGTCCGAGATAATATCCTTTTGACCGGACCAAGCCTCGGGGATTGGATAAAACTCATTAAAAGGAGACCGCTCCCAAGAGTAAAAAATTTCTCCAAGTTGATAACCGTACTCCTCAACCTCCCAATTAATCCGTCCGAGTCTCTCCTCCGGAGTAAATCGCTCCTTATCAAAACTTGGATAAATAATATCGTCGGCCGCCTTATATCCTTTTTTGCCAAAATTTTTATTATAAATAAAACCTCCGGTTGAGGTCCGGCGTATTTTTTCAAAGTCAAGATAATAAACCGCTCCGACCTCTCCGTCGTTGCGATAAATAATATTGAGTGCAAATCCTTTAAAAATTGCTTGACTATACGCAATCTCGGCGAGTAAATCGTCCGCCGTTTGATAAGGGTTGACCCTTATATCGGAGACGCCTTTTTTAAAACCGTCGCCTTGTATAAAGATTTTAATTTTTTTGACGCAATTGGTCGCCGTACCCGAGGAGGCAATATTGGAGAGGAGGTCGTTTGGGAGTGAGTTTTTCTCTCCATACGATATAACTCCGGTCGATTGATTGACAACGCTCTCGGGGAGTAAGTTTAAAATAAATTTGACAACTTTACTCCTCATTTGATTGGGTATTTGAGTCCTCGTTTGAGGTCTCAATATGTTTATTTTTTTTATTCTTTTTTATCTGCTTGTCCTCCAGGGCGGACTCGGTCGAGGTCTCAACCTTGGCTCCAATCTCCTCAATGATTGAGTTATATTGGCCCGTTAATAACAACCTCTTGGCTATCTCGGGAGTAATATTTTCGTTGGTTAATCGTCCAACGCCTTTAATGTTAATAATTTGGTCGCCGTTTATTTTATATCTCGTTTTGCTCATACTCCTTTAAATATTTTATCAATTTAATGTATGCAAACTCTCGGTCCTTTGTGCAAGTCCGGCAAAGTTTGGCCGTCCCGTAAATCGTTCCCCTATACGCCGCCTCAAATTGATCTATTAATTGGATACGATTGCGGACTTTATTAAAAGGGACGGAGGTCAACTCCTTTATCAACTCCAAGTCAAGGACCGGACCGATTGATTGAGTAACCTCCGCCACCTTTAAAAATTATGGGGCAACGTTTGGATAAGTTATTGCGTCAAGTCCAATGATATTGTTGGCCAACGTATCCGCCGGTTTGTATCTCATTGGTAAGTTTGGGACGTTACCGGATAATGTAACTCTATAAACCGTATCGTCGTTGATAAGGACTCCCGTACCGTTACCCGTTCCGGCCGTTGCCTTTAATCCAAAATTGTCGTATCCTAAAACGTTTGAGTTGCTTATCCCAAATACTTCAATACTTCCGGCGTTGGTCTCAATCAGTGCAAACATATCCTCAACGTTGACCAACTCGTTAACGGCTTTACGCTCCAAGTCTGTCTCAAAGTAAAGGGCCAAGATTGCGGCTTGGTTAAACAAGTTTACGGTCTCTCCGGCGGTCAACTCATACGTCCCTTGATGTTTTTCTTTTTTACCGATAAACGCCTTGAGCGATTTGCCGGTTGTCAAAGTAAAGGCCGTAATTTCTCCGTCAACTCCAAAAGTAACCGAAAAAATATCGGAGATTTGTCCAATCCAAATCCTTTTATTTGCTCCGCCTAATTTTTTAAGGGCTTCGCAAGTTGGGTCCAACCCAATGGTTAAAAAACTACAAGTAGGCATTTATTTAATTTTATTTGATTTAACAATTTTATTTTAAAAAACAACCCCGTCGTCTCCGGCGAGGTTGTTTTTATTTATTTTTATCCAACGTAAAGGACTTTTTGGGCTTGGCTTGTTACGGCTCCGCCTTGAGTAAATACTCCCTTGATAAATCTCTTATCTGCATTGTTATAAACTCGGTCAATTTGTAGATAAGATAAGTCCGAGGTTGAGTCCGTACCCCAAAGGATATCCGACCAACGTCCGGCAATCATTGTATCCTCCGGCAACGGTACAAATACAATCTTAACTCCTAAAAAGTAAAAATCGTTATTTGCGTCAACCGAAAATTTATCCCTATACAATTGATTTGTATTGTAAAGTTGGATAAATTGGATATGAGACTCCGGCGCAAAAATATGAGTATCTCTGATATTTTGGTTTTTCAACAATACGGTCGGGATTGCGGCGTAAAGACGGGCGTACTCGGTCCAAATATTTGTTGCGTCGATTGTTACTCCAACAACTTTGATACGACCTCCAACGGCTCCTTGGTTGTAAATTAAATAAGTTGCAATACCGTCGCAAAAAGTAGTCGGGGCGGCTGAAACGTATGCTTGCTCCTCGGTTGAAACTTGAGTTTGTAAAACTCCAGGCGTTAACAAGGCAACGGCCGCCTTTGTTGCGGTTGAGGCTCCGTTCCAAAAATCCTCCTCGGCTTGTCGACTCATTCTTACTCCGTATTCCTCAAGGACAATACGGACCCACTCCTCGGATACATTTTCCCACGCTCCAACTCTCATACTTGTTGAGAAACGAGAAAAACGTAAATCGTCCGGACAAAACTCGTCGTAAGCCATAACTTTGCAAGGACTTAATAGGGCGTCTCTCATATTAATTGAGCCACTTGGCGACGGTTGTTCACAAGTATAGGCTTGTAAGTTAACGGCAACTCCTAACTCGGTTATAACGGTTTGGGCTTTGATACCGTCAATTAAACGTACTTTTTGTTGAGCAACGGTATCGTTTTGATAAAGTAACTCCATAAAAACCTCTTGATAATCGGGTCCGGTAAATTCTATTGGTGAGTAATTAATTCCTGATGGCATTTTCTAATTGTTATTTGATTTCTAAATTTATTTTTTTTTTGTTTTGCTCGTTTTGGTTGGCTCTGTTTTTTTGATCTTTGATTTTTTCTCGTCAATTTTAAGGATAACGGTCCCAAGCAATGAGGGATTTTTTTTGATAAATAACTCCGCCAATTGGTCCGTTAAATCCTCCGCCTTTATTAAAGACTTTGGACCGTACGGTCTCAACTCGGCTCCCTCTGCAATTATATATTTTGAGGACTCCATTATTTGCCAAAAATTTGCTTATTGCGATTGTCCGCCTCAATCCTTTTAATCCAAGGTTTATCCGAGGTTTTTGTTTGAGTTGCGGCGTTGGTTTTTTTCTTTGGGTCTCCGTTAATTGACGCCTTAAACGCAACAAGGTCCTTTTTTAGGGAGTTAACCTCGGCTTCAATTTGCGACTTACTCGCTCTCTCCGCCTCCAAGTCGGTTGTCAACGTTGCGTTGGCCGCCTCAAGGTCTGCAATTTTTTGAGTCAACTCGGCGTTGTCCTCCGGCTCTCCCTCAAACATACGGATTTCGGTAACAAATCCGTCCGTTACAACAATAACGTCTCCGTTGTCGAGTCTGTGGTCTCCGTCGGGAGCCGCCGTTGTCATTGCCTCGTCTGTAAATACGGCCGAGCCAATCTCGAGAGTCTCTCCCTCGTAATATAAAACAACTCCGTCCTCAAGGGTTGAGGTCCCGTTGTTGATTTTGCCTTTAAATAGGTTTGAGATTTTTGCAAGGGTTTTCTCCAAGCCGGTCAATCTCTTGTTTAAGTCATTATTCATTTGATTATTTGTATTTGATTTATATTTTGCAAGGGTGAGGTCTGTATAAGTTGCAACAACTTTACGTTTTGCGATATAATCCTCGGCAAATCCCAAACGGATTGCCTCGGCCGGACCTATATCGGTATCTTGGTCCATAAAATCCTTGACCATAACTTTGTCGGAGTCGTTTAATTTTAGACGCTCAACGTAAAAATTAAAAATTTTCTCCTCCGATTGGCGTACGTCCTCGGATATCGCCTCCAGGGCGTCGGCCGTCAAGGGTATATTGCCAAGATTTGCGGCGTCAATCCAAGGGTTATGTATAACAAACTCGGCATTTTTTGAGAGATAACGATTGTCTCCGGCTAAAAATATAACCGTCGCAATTGAGTTGACTCTGTATCCTTTTGTAACAATTTTTTTGCCGGAGGTCCTTAATTTGTCGTAAATCGCAAATCCTTGAGAGACGCTCCCTCCGTTGGAGTCAATCTCAATCTCCAAGGTCTCGGCGTCCGGATTGGCGTCGATAAAGTCTCCAATCATTTGGGCGTTAACGCTCCCGTCTTGGACTCCAAAGGACAACAAAAAAGGGTCGGGGTCTCCGATATTGCCCTCAATTTTAAACTTTGCGACGCTCATAACTTTTGACATTTATATCAATATGCAAATTAAAACTTATTTATATTGCGTTTACTTGTTAAGGACTAAAATATTTTTTTAAAATGAGCGACCAAAAATCAATAAAAGGATACGTCTCCGAGGATATAAAGAATAAATTTAACGCAAAGGTTGAGAAAATTTACGGCAACAAAAGGAGTGCGACTCTTGTTATACGAAAATTGGCGATTAAGTTTATCAACGGAGATATTGATCTCAAGGATTAATTTATCTCAACGTTGCGGCGGCCTTGTTTTGGACAAGGTTTTTGTTGACTCTGTTTATATCCGTTACCTTGGTAACGATTGTTACTTTTGACAACGCCGTTGCAACCTCTCCGGCCAATAACGAGGCGGAGACTTGGGCCTCGACTCCGGTCCTTATTGCGTTGGCCGTAAATCCTCCGTCCGCAAATCCGGACAATCCTAAATTTGATACCTTTCCCAATCTCATACTCTCCAACCTTGCAACCAACTTGGAGCCGGTATCGGTTTTGAGTATCTTATTGGGGACAACGTACTCGCCTTTGTGATAAGTATAATCCTTGGACCCCAACGCTCGAGACTCGCTCCTTGGGTCTCCGTCTCCCGTATATCCTCCCTCATAAAACGGAGGAGGAGGAGGTTGTTGTCCGGCAATAATCCCAACTTGAGTCGCCGTTGTTGCAATAATTATACCGGCTCGAATACCGGAGATAATACCAAGGGACGGGTCGGGGACCGCAAAATTGGCAATCAACGCCTCGGCTCCCGAGATAATCGCTTGGGCGATTTGGACTCCTTTGTTAAAATTAAAGGCGTCAACCTCGAGTTGGTATTTTTTCTTTGCCGTATCCTCGTTGAGTTTTTCGATTTGCTTGGCCTTTTGTTTTTCTGTTAAGGTTGTTTTTTCAATTGCCTTAACTTGTGCTTGTCCTTGAGCCTCAACCTCGGCCGTTGCGTTTGCAAAGGCGGCGTTAACTCCATTGGATAAAGTTGTCAATACTCCGGCAATCTCGTCTGCAACCTCTTTAAATTTATCCGCAAAGTCTTTGGGTATAATTGAGAGAGGTTGGGCGTTTATATCCTTGAGTTGTTGCTCCAGCTCTTTGAGAGAGATTTTGGCCTCGTCGATTTTATCTTGCTCCTCGGGAGTAATAAAGAGGTCAAGGTTGGCCGACTCCTCGGCAATCCTTATCAACTCTTTTTGTTTGTCGATTTGTATTTGTATCGTTGCGAGGGCCTTTTTTCTCTCGTCCTTAATCGTTGCGTCAACGTCGAGTTGTCTCAACCTTGCCGTCTTGTCCAACTCAATAACTTGTCGGTCGAGTTTTTTTTGCTCCTCCTCTTGGCGTTTTTGCTCCTTGAGGTCATTGTATTTGATAACGATATCCAACTCCTTGGACGCCGTCTCCTCGTCAATCTCAATCAAACGGTCCGCCAATTTTTGTCGGGCGATTTCTTTCTCTGCTTTCTCTTTATCGTTCTCGGCCTTGAGGTTATTAAACTCCTCAATTAACGCCGCCTTTTGTCTCTCTTGGGACAACTTTAAAGACTCAATCTCCTTTTGCTCTTGGTCGGCCAAGGTCTCGGTCCTCAAGTCTTGGCTCTCTTGTAGTATTTTTTTCTCAAAGGCGAGGATTGCCTTGAGGTTGTCTTGGGTATTTTTTGCCGTCTTGTTGGTTGCCTTGTCAGTTATCGAGGAGATATTTAATAAATCGACGCCGGTCCCTTTAATAACCTCGTTGAGGTCGTCTTGGTTTGCCTTGAGGAGCGATTGACTAATCTCCAAGTCTTGATTTATTTTTTTTAACTCCTCCTCATTTTTGGTGATTGTGTCAAGTACCTCCTTTTGACCTTGTCTAAAACCTTGAGACGCCTTGAGGTTTTTATTAATCTCCTCATATTGCCTTTTGTTGGCCTCAAGTTGTTTATTATTTAACTCAAGATTAACTCGCTCCTCGATAATTGGTTTAAGGGCCGCCTCCGAATTTTCAAGGATTATTTTATCCCGTATCTTTGCAATAATACGTTTATAACCCTCCTCAACTTGGGCCAAGATTGCGGCCTCGTCGTTGAGGTTTTTTATTGTGGTCCCGTATTGAGAGTTGAGTTTGTCAACAACGGCCTTTTTTTCGTTATACGTTAGATTGCCCTCCTTTAATCTTTGGGTCAATATTAAATATTGACTAACCTCTTGGGAGGTTGTATCAACAACGTCCTTTTGGATTTTGTCGAGTCGCTCTTGGTCCTCCTTTAATTTTTTGGCCTCCTTGGAGGTCTCTCCAAAAATATCCTTTAAGGCGTCCGTCTTTGTTGCAAGTAAAACAATACCGGCGATAATTGCTCCAATACCAATAGCCGACAACGCTCCGGCAAAACTTGTCGTTGCTAAAGTTGCGGCCCTTGTTGCGACCGTTTGGACAACCAAGGCGGCCGTCTTTAATTTGGTTTGTATTAAGTCAGCAACTCCGATAATTGCTCCCTTTGATTTGGCGATATTTGCCAAGGTTTGAGCAATAGCAACGGCCTTGAGGGTTTTCTCTTGTATCTCTTGGATTGTTTCGTTTTTACCAAAGGCAATCGTCAACAAACCAATCGAGGAGGTCAAGGCGGACGCCGCCTCAAAGGTATCCTCAAACCCCTCCTTTGCCGGATTTTTTGGCTCCTTATTTCCAAACTCGTCGACCTTTCCAATTGCCTTGTCAATCTCAAATTGGGTCGCTCTTATCTCGTCGTTTGTCTTTTTAAACTCCTCCGAGTTGAGGTCCAAAGTTGGAGCCAACTCCTTGAGGTCTCTCAACTTTTGGGTCATACCCTCGATTGTATTTGTATACTTGACCGAGGACTCGGTTGTCCCTTTGATTGTCCCGTCGGCATTAAAAAAACCGATTGACGTTTGAGCGATCTCTTGGTCAAGGTTTGCAATTGCCGTCTCGTTTGCAATGATTTGTTGATTGACCGCCTCAAATGAGGAGGCCGTCTCGTCAAGAGAGGCGTTAAAATTATTGACTCCCTCGGTCGTTGCGTTTATATTGCCTCCAAATCCTCCAACCGAAAAACGTTTTTGCTCCTCTTGATTTTTTTTGAGGGTCTCGGTTTGAGCAATCAACGCCTCCTTTTGTTTTAGCAATGGAGCCAAAGTCTCCTCCAACGCTCCCTTGTAGTTGCCGACGTTGCGGCGATTATCTCCAACGGCGGACTCGTTTTTTTTCAACTCGTCCGTTATACCCTTGATTGTCGACCCCAATTTTTGACCCTCAACCGAGTTGTCTCTCTCCTCCTTGCCGAGGGCGTTGTATTGCTCCGTTAATTTTTTAAGAGCGAGGCGGAGTTGCTCGTTGCTCCCCTCTTGAGACTTGGAGAGTTTTGTTTGAAACTCAATCTCCTTGTTGTTCTCTGCTATTGATTTTTTCCACGCCTTTTGTTGACGTTCCAACTCTCCAAGTTGGTCGATAATTTTCTCCCTCTCGGCTTGTCCGGTATTTTTGTCCTTGAGTTTTTTATTTAACTCGTCCGCCTCTGCCTTGACTTTTTTCAACGCCTTGGTCATTGCGTCGCCGTTTTTCTCTAGGTCGCTTGGGTTTAAGGTTATGGAGATAATAACCTCCTTGTTAATTGAGTCGGCCATATTAGTTGACGATTAAAATTAAAGTTATTTGAGTTGAGTCTTTGTCCTTTACTTTGTATTGACTTATCTCATTAATATAAAAAAACGCTCCAAAATAATCAATCCAAACGGGGATTGAAAAATCAAGTTGATTGATATCAATATTGTTGAGACGGACCAAACAAGTAACCGCCTTGTTGCCGTTTATAGTTTGCTCAAAAAGAGGATAATACTCGGGGAGTAATTTTGCAAAACTCAAATCGTCAAAGTAAACGTTTGGTTGAGGCGTCGAGAAAAATCCTCCAGGGCCTACCGTTAAAAGGGCCGACGTATCAAACTCAACGTATCCCAAACGAGGGGTCAACGAGTTAAACGCTCCGTCCTCGTATACGGGGACCCAAGCCAAAGGGACAACCCCTCCGACTCCGGTCGGTCCGTTAAATGAGTTGAGCCTAACCAATGGAGCAAAGACGGACTCAAAAACAATCAACTCCGTATTGGCCGGAGCCGTCTCCAAAGTGAGGACGCCTTGACCAAGATTGGGTTGCCTTGAGAGATACTCGTCTCCGGTATCCTCTGCATATTTAAAAATATTGGTTTGGGCGTATACGTCCGTAAAAAAACTGATTGAATAATCCTCGGAGAGGTCCAACTTGTTTGACCAATCCAACGCCTTGGGGAGGTTTTGGATAATCTTGCCAAACTGAAAAATCCGGA